CTTCTTTGATTCGGTAGTGCATGATTTTGTTTCGGGATTTGGGTCGATCTTGCCCAAGGCTAGGGGTTGCGGGAGCAGGAAGGGCCGCTGGTGGGACTTTCTTGAGCTTGCCTTGCGGCGGTAGCCAATCAGGAAGATTGTGTCTTCACGGGCCTCGTAGATGGGGACGAGGTGGCCCTTACTTAGAAGTTTCTTTAGGTTCATTGGGTTTCTTTGCTTCGGGCTTCTTGCCCCACTTGATACTATCAAAGTTGTCCCGATACTTCGGGCCATCTACTTTCCTTGGTTTGCTGCCTTTGCCTGCGCTCATAAGCTTGTCTTATTTCTTTACCAATACTTGACTGGCGATGGATAGCAAGTCCACTGTTGGTAAGATGGTAAGGAGGTCTTGTCGGCCTTCACGCTGGTAGATTTCATAGGGTTCGGGCTTTAGGGTGGTTACCTCCCACCCATCCAGTATGCCCTCGACAAACTGGACAAGATCCTTTCGCTCCACCAGTAGCCACCACTTGCGGGTCTCAAAGGCGATAACATCAGCTTCTCCATAGAGCCAGCCGTTCTTGCCGTTGACGTTGCGGAGTTCGATCCAATGGAGTCGGTCAGTAGGCTTATCGTCGCTACGCCGATACTTCTTCATCCCCTTAACATCGTATTTAAGCCCCATAGCGTCCATCACATCCCAATGCTCATGCATGTCCTGTTCTTTGGTGGCAAAGACTGGATCGTTAAGGATGGAGGCAAACTTGGCCTCTACGCTCTTACCCTGCTCTACATATTCGTCCCACATGGTAACTTAGACTCCGCTTATCGTGGAACGTTCAAAAAAAAGACGGGGGACTTTACTCCCCCGCCCTTTAACCTACAGATCCAATGGAACCCTTTTGATCCAACGCAAAAGTCCGCGAATGCTAAAAAACAGCTTTCGCGCATTGTTGCGCTGTACATACCCAATCGATCCGTAGGGTCCATAGACAATACCAAGGTGGTTGGTATACTCCATCTTCTCACCCCCTTTCAAAGATCGGGGGCAAGGATAGCAAAAGCTATTTTAAAGATCGACGCAAAGTTCTGTTAACTTTTCGTAACCGAAAGAAACAGAATGCGGCGGCAAAGACCACGTTGGCCATGATACCGTAGCCAACTAGATTTAAAAATGTTTCGACAATCTTCATTTTGGAAGGAGGTGGGAGTTGACGGATAGCCAGCGGATTGCTTTCAGATCGTTGCCACAATCCTTGGCCCAGATGATCGTGTCGCTTACAATCCCGTATTCTTGCAGCAAGTTCATTACCTTGACTTCGTTCTCGTCGCGGTTTGCGATCCAGTTCTCAAGCTTGTTCATTTTCATCGTGGATTAATCATGTCCTTGAACACCTTGAGCCCGACAATAAAGATGGCTATGTAGAACACATAGCTGATGGCGTAATCAACCATTGATAAGTTTCCAGAACCCGTAGATTGCAAAAAGCCAAACGACTAGAGCAACAAGCGTGATAAAGAAAAATGTTGTGATGCCAATCTTCATTGTCTTGCGATGATAAGGAATCCGATGTTCGCGATACTGTAGCCTCCAAAGGCAATAGCCATAGGGACATTCCCCTTGATGTAAAAATCAACTGCCGTGAGCAAATAGCACACAGTGCAGATGGCTATGCCGATGAAGCCCATTTAGATCCTACCAGTCGGGATCTTCGTTGGTGGCGGGTTTTTTGTTCTTCGGAACGTAGGGAGGGCCAAACTTGAGGCTCAAGTATTGATCGCCTTTTTGACTCTTCTGTTTCCAGATGGCCACTTCGTAGTCTTTCCCGTCAACAGTTACGGGGCCGCTGCACCAAGGTGCTTTAGGATTGTCGGAGTTACGCATAAATGCCGCTCCGCTGTTGTCTTTCTTCTCTTGCTTGCTCATTTGCTTTTCGCTTTCTTTTTGGTTGTTAATGAAGGCCGCTTTTTAGGTTTACCGCGACCAGCCTTCTTGGCCGTAGTAAAAGTTGAGATAGATGCATCGGGATGCTCGCATCCGATAAACGCCCACACATAGTAAGCGGCATCCGCCGATAGATTGAGCGGAGTAATTTCATCTCCGTTAAAGAAGCTAAAGCAGTAGGTGTTGTCTTCATGGCATTTCCAGAAGATGACCTCTCCTAGCGCACCTATCTTGGCTTGATAGATGAATTGGCTATTCTTCGTGTCCATCGGATTTGTCAAAGGGTGATTCGCCGTTGATTGCGTTGTAGATGTCAGCAATGTCTTCATTGCTAATCGCCACATCAATCTCTTCTTCTTTTTTTACTGCGCCGATAAGAACCCCAAGAGGAAGCGGTTTTACGGACTTGGCAAAAAAGGCATTGTTGATCCGCCTTTGATCCTCTTTGTTTATTTCTAAATCACTCATTTTCTGTTTTTGGTGCAGCCGAAATAAGTTCGGGCAATTTTTCTTTTTCGTTAAAGTGGATTAGATTGTCAGCAATCTTGAGGGACAAGATGGCCAGTGTGTCTAAGTTCCATCCCTTTTCGGGGTTTTGTGAAGCCAAGAGACCTTGGGTTATTTGTGCTGCAATTTTCAGCCTAGTGTTTTTTTGTTCTTCCATAAAGTTAATTAGTGGGCGTTGTCAGAGAATCTGACAAACATCTTCCCGTCAATATAGGTATAGTCAAGGTGGGCGGGATCTTTGTCAACCCGCCATAGAAACATAGCGTTTCCGTCTCCGCATCGCTCGGTAGTAATGTAACCTTCGTGGTCATGCTCAAACTCCGAGTATTCCCTCCAGCCACTAACCCACTCAAAGACTCTGGTAAGTCCATTGCTCATATTAGGCTTAGACACATAATACGCTGGGATGTTCATTGTCAAGAATAAATTACTCTAACTTCCGCCTCGTCAAACATTTGCAACGCGGCTTTGAAAGACTCCGACCAACGCTCGTTGGCGAGATGGTCGTTGAACGGACAATAGACATCGGCTATGCCCGCTTGGATGATGGCGGCAGCACATTGGGAGCATGGCTGGAAGGGCCAGACAAAGATGGAATAGCCTATTAGCGACTCCTTGGCCGAGAGGATAGCATTGAGTTCTGCGTGGATTGTACGAAGCAGCTTGGTATCGCGATTTGCGATAGCGGACTGTGAGTCCTCCACCCCACGGGGAAACCCGTTGAACCCCACAGAGCAGATAGTGCGGTCTGGGCGAACAATAACAGCCCCAACTCTGGAGCTTAGATCTTTGCTCCAAGTCGAGATTTCTTCGGCCAGCTTGATAAAGCGGGCTTGCCACTTGCCGCTAATTATCTGGGTTTCCATCAATTTGAAAGCCTTGTTGCGCCAACTTTTTAACTGTCGAGGCAATCAGGGTGGATTTTAACTTTCGTTCGTAGGAATCTTTGGCCCGCCACATCTTCACCTCCGAGATAAGAAGATCGATGGTGATGGATGGGGATTCGTTGTCAAATGTCTGGTAGTCAGAAATGATGTCTTGGATGGTTGCCAGTTCCGAGCAGGATGGACATGAAATGGAACCATTTCCGTTGCTACCATTGAGGCTGTTCATTAAATCAATCATAGTACAGGTCGGTAAGTTTGCGAGGAGGATTTAAAGCGACAGACAGCGAAACCATGGTTTTGGGCATACCACCCCACACGCTGTCTTCTTCATAGCTTTTCTTGCACCACTTGCGATTGGCCAGCGTCCAGTGGTAGCCAATGACGTAGGCGTTGGCTCTCTGGGCATATTCCTTGAGGTCGATTGGAAGCTTGTTGCGGGTGATTTTTCGGATGGAGCGGCGTTCGCAGTCCCACTCTAGTTCTGTCACAAGAAGTATATACTTTTTGATATCGTGGACGTTCTTTCCACCCAGCCATTCGTCCAGCTTTCCGACAGCATCCTCCCTTGGCTTATACCATTTAGGGCGTTGCACCTGTTGATCGATATGACAGGTCTCATGGACAAAGACATCGATCCACGTTGAAAGGGGGCGCTTGGTGGCGATACGGACTTCTTTGTCATCGGCCCATCCCACGGACGTAGCCTTGCCCGTGATCAGGTGTTTCTGGGGTGTAAAAGTAAAGCGGTAGTTGCGATACTTCAGTATCGACTTACCCAGAAACTCAATGACGCTTTGATCAGTCTTCTTCATCAGCAGGTTCGACATCTAAATCTTCCACTCGTTCAAACAATTGTCTAATCGGATTATCCTCAAATCCCTCTTCCTGCTCTGGGAACGGCATCAGGGCTCCTGTATCGTCAAAGCGGATGGTGAGATCTTTATCAAACTGCTCCTGATTCATTGAACAACTCTATCAACGTCTCCTCTTGGCCGCGAGTTTTTTCCTGTCCTTGCTAACTGGCTCCGTCCCCCATCCTGTCACAAGTCCCGAAAGCTTCTTGACGTTCTGGGCGAACCACTTGGAATCAGCCAAGAAGAGTTTGACTGTCGGATGGTATTTCTTCATCCGCTTCAGTTTGGTGATGCTTTTCTTGTCCATCCATCCCTTGACTTCGTGGTAAACAACATCTCCGTTGTTCTCTACAACTTTGAAGTCGGGAAGGTAAGAGCAGACGCCGCGCTTGATGCCCTCAAACCAGAAGGTCTCTGGCTCATGCTCCCAAGACTGTATTGCCCCGTTCTTCCGCAGCCACTCCAAGTAGTAGGCGTAGTTGGATTCCCATAGGCTGCGAGCAAAGATCTCTTGGTCTCCTATTTGATGCCAGCCGTATTTACATCGGGAATATCCCCCATAATGTTTAAATCGGCTTCGGATGGTCATGGTTCTTTTCTTTGTTGATCCAAGAGTAGCACAAGACTGAGAGCAAAACCTTCTTATTTTGGCAAAGAATGGGATAACATCAAACGGCTTTTTGCAATGCTCACACTTTAGGGTGACCTTTGGTTTTGTCGGTCTTGGGTAATCAGACAATACTTTTTCGTAAGTATACTTTCCAGAACAATTTCGGGAACAAAAAATCCCGCGAGGAGACTTTGTTGTTATTGAAAATTCTTTTCCGCACCGCTTGCAATTAGATGTGCCCCTGTCTTTTTTGTTGTTATCTTTAAGCCTTTCTTTGTCTGTGTAGGCACACTTGTATGAGCAATATATCCTATTCTTTACGCCAGTAAATTTTCTTCCGCATTGTTTGCAAGTGTGCTGATATGAGCAATATGTAAGCATTATGCTAATAAACTTAGCATATCTTAGGAAATCAGTAAAGACTTTAATTGCTCTTCGTGAATTGGATCTTTACAGTGTAATTTTAGCTCTTTTAAAGCCTCAATAGCCAACAACCTATAAGCTTCGCACTCATTTTTTATCCTTTGAATTTCTTCGGAAGCATCATGGCATAACTGCCCATAAGGGATATTTTTATGATAAAAACTACTAATAGGATAAGAGTCATATCCATCAATCGGAACATCTTTAAGCTGTTCGATTAGTGGCACGGAATCTGGTGTATCGCTCATAGCATCTCCTTTTCTTACCTCCACATAGCCCGCTGGTAAAGCAACTCCCATTTAGACAATCTCCTGCAGTTGGGCGACAAAGTCCTTGGCATTGATTCGGCATTTGGACAGATCTTCCATGTGGGCATTGATAAATAGAAGGGCATCGCGGTTCTGGCGGGTATCTTCCAGATAGTGGTAGTAGTAGTCAAGGACGGCGTTGCCTCCTCCTCCGAAGTCGAAGTAGCGGGACGGGTCTCCTCCTGCCTGCCCTAGGAGTCCCTTGGCCTCCAGCATGACGCGGACAGTCATTATGCTGACTGGCTGGTTTTTCTCATGGAGTTCCTTGATCACCTCAAAGACAATCCTGTTGGCGGGGGTGAAGAAGTGGGAACTTGTAAGCGGGACTGATAAGTTGGCTTGATCCATCAGACAAGCCAGTGCTGCTTGTTCTGCTGTGGGATGTTGGGGAACCCGCATCGTTTCTGGTTTCGGAGGCGGGGTTTCCTTGCTGCGGCGTGGACTAGTCATTTTCCAAAGAAAAAGCGGGTTAAATTTCTTTCAACTTCTTATCCGCCCAAGCCTTGATGGCCCAGATAAAGTCTTCGGCTGGCTCTTGGATCATGGAGTCTTTGTATTCTTGGATGGTTGTCGCGATCTCTTCCAAGGCTTGCTTGTAGTGGTCTCGTTCGGTAGCGAGTCGGGCTTCGCGCTCTCCTCCCTTGCCTAGCAATCTGGCTTGCTCCTCGTTTTCTCGTTGAGCCTTCTCCAGCAGTGCCTCGTAAATCCCGCCCGCTATTGGGGGTGTTACAGTCGTTCGGATGCAACCTACAGTCATATCACTCATTGGTCACCTCTCCCTTGATAATTCCCTCGGCAATGCCAGCTTCCCTGATCTGCCTCACATACTCACGGGTGCAGTTGAAGTGGCGTCCGATAGAGGCTAGGTTTTCTTCGGGATTTTTCAGCATATATCCCAGCACCTTGAAAGCCCGAAACCCACTGAACTTATCCTTGGTAGTCGGCTTCCTCCCTCCCCCAAAAAGCCCATACTTCTTGATGGCGGTAGTAATAGTGGCAGGAGTGACATGGAGTTGCTCGGCGGCTTCGGTAACCGTGGTGGGTTCTTCAAATATCTCCTCCAACACCTCTTTGGAAATGGGCTCATAGGCGGGAAGGGCCTTCACCTGATACCTCGCAAGGATGCGGTAGATGGTTCCGCTGTCGCTTGAATAGAGGGTGGCTAGTTCAGAGGTGGTGTGGGTCTTGGCTTTTTCAAGCAGTTCGTTAATTGGGATAGATAGTGTTTCCATAGATAAGTAGGGTTTGACAACAAAGCTAGGATGGTGTTCAATCTCGGTCAACTTAGTTCTTTTACAATCGCGGGAACAAGCCTTGGTAGGCTAACCAGTCTCATAAGCTGGGGCAATGTGAGTTCAATTCTCACTCCCGCTACTTCTTTAAAGGTTCCATCTTGATGATAAAAGCCCACGGGCTTTCTCGGTAGTTGAGATGGTCATTTTGGGCGGGGTTCTCTCTGGGTTCTGGCTTCATCACCGCTTTCCTGAGACCCCGCCCTCTTTTTTTTCTTGAATTAATTTTGAACGCCGCATATCCTCCGCGAGTCTGTGATGAAATACCAGAACCCGCGATGGGGGTTTCATACGCCATCAGAACCTGTAACGAGGTATGCAAGGATTAAACCGCCGCACTTACAGCCAGTCATCCGTCCCATTGCTTGAAATTAAACGCGGCGTGGGAATCCAAAGTAATTTGGTAAGCGCGAGGGATAATACCCTCGGAGGTCGATTGTAGTTGTTGATGGTCTAATAGCGGCTTCGGAGCCTAGACTACGATCTGTGGAATAGAGCGGGGAACTCACTCATAAGGAATGAGAAGTCCAAATCTTGACTACTGCCTTTGCCCCTGCGGGGGCGAGGTGTAGTCATTCGGTAGAATCTAGCTCAAAGGAATTATTAATCCAACGGGATTTAGGCGGCGATACGGTGTTCTCAAGTAACGGAGCCGCTAATAAGGCGGGGCGACTGGCCCAGCCCCGCCGAGTAACGCAAGCTCCCATAAAAAATAATACATAAAATATTTGAACAAACCCCGAAACCTAGTGTCTATTGATCTATGACTAATGGCGGGATCACTGAGGGGCACACTGAGAATTCGGGGTGCAGCGACCTGAGTCCCGCCACCTTCTTTGGGAGCGGGGAGACCCGTCATGCAAATGCCGAAAAAATTCAATGGCTGGGGGGCTATTGGGTTTTGTGCCACCTCGCTCCCAATACTTTTATGAAACACCTAGCGTTACTACTAATCGTCGGGGCCAGCGTAAGCTATGGCCAGCAATTCAATGGAACTGTATTCGATCTTGATTCGGGCCGCATTCAAGTCATCAACGGAGAGATTGACTCTACTGCCAGAGCCCGCGAGGAATCGATCAACCGACTTCGTCGCATCAATGCGGAGTTGGAGGTCTCTCTTGCCAACATGAGGCAGGAGGCGGAATTAAGGCAGCAAACTCGCGAATTGCGCGAACAAACCGAGCTTCTTCGCAAGATTGCCAATGAGTAATTATCTCAACGTCAACATCCCCGTCTTCTTTGCCTTCTTGGATAGCGGATTTTTGTATGACCAAGAACCCGATGTAACGAGGGAAAGGATTGTTGTGGAGGTGTTTAATTTCACCTCTATTCCACAAAGGTGCGGGCTGTTCAGCATTATGACTGAATATGGGAGCCAACATGCACGGGTTCCAATCCACTATCTTCACACCGAAGAAACGGGCGGAACATTTTATCCTTTGGATTGGATACAGCTTTGGGATGCGATGAGCTACTACTGCTCTGCTGGCATTATCGACTATTGCAAAAACCGTGGCGCAAACATCATGCTTAAAGATCGCACCCTCCATAAAGCCCAGTATATGTTTACCTTGGACTGGGCTCTGGGTCCGCAGTATCAATCTGGCTATGGAGAATTGGCCGCAGGCCACAAGTGCGGCCATGTGTTTCGCGGCGATGGACAGTTCTTTATCCAACCAAACAACCGCGTTCTTTGGATGGACGGGGGATCGTTTATTGCCAAGAAGTTTGATACCAAGCCCGACTGGAAGGTCTTCAGTCAGGAGTTTAGCTGTGAATCCACTGGAAGTCGTTGGATCAGCGAAAGCGAGGAAGAACTATGGTTCTACGAATTCAAGGAGCAATCCTAACAATTCTTATTACGGGCTGCGTCTCTGCAACCCCGCGCCCATACCCATGGAACTTCCCCCCAGCCAGAGAATGGAATCAGCCCTTGGAAACAAGCTGGGTCAATGCGGTGGATATGTATCGAAAAGTCACCGCTCCGAAGGGAAAGATATACAATCCTATCCTTCGGGAGTATGAGCCTGACTTTGGCTACGAGATTGAGCGTCTGAAACTTCGCGATTTAGAGGAACATGAACTGTATCAATAATCCAACCAAGACGGCGGGCTTCTTTGCCATTGGCATGAACCCAGTCATGGCACTCGCGGCACAAAGCGGCGAAATGGTCATAGCGGCACAACCACTGGCCGCTTCTGCCCGCCTTGTGGTGGATGTCTTGGCTCTTTTTATTTTTGCAACGCTCACAGCTTGGGTGGAGGGCAAGATACGCTTTCTTTGCCTTGGAATACTCTTTGTATTCACCTTGGCGCTTGGGGGATGCATTCCGCAACCTTCCGCCGCGCTTGAGGCCCTGCGTTCTTTTCAAGGGAGTTTTTGAACGAAGTGGCGTGTAACGTGTCAAACTCATAGACTTATGAATAGCATAACTTGGAACGATTACCAATCGGTAAAGCCCGAAAAAGAAGGAGTTTACCTGATTAAAAATGAAGAGTCAAACCCACCATTAAAATGGGCCTGTTTTTACCATCCTATCCATGGGTGGACTGGGATTGGACATATCCTTGAAAAGATGATTAAGTATTGGGCTCCATGGCCCGATTCAAAGTAGTCCTTACTGTCATCAATGAAGACTCCGTCTCCCCATTCGTGGTTGGCCCACGATTTCGTAGAGGAACCCCCATGCCGATGGAAGCGTTGTTCGCTGAACGTAATGGCTACTGGTTCGACCCCGCCACCGAAATCGACATGGCCACTACATGCGCTGAACAGTTTACCAAATACATCAACCAAGCAGAAGAAAAGAAAAGGAAAAATAAATGAGCAAATTCTTAGTGTGCAGTGGTGATAAGGTTGTGGAACTCCACAACCACAACCTATCCAAGGACGAAGCCAAGCATGTGGCACAAAGTCTGATTGCGCGGGGCCATAAGAACGTCCGCGTCCGCATGGAAGATCCCACCCATCCGACATGGCCGCTACATTTTGATGACGAGGAGAAATCGTGAATATTGTCTTTGCCTACCACAACGGAGATGCGGAGTTGGCCTTACTTTCGGCCAAAGCCATTACAGCCATGGGGATCAACATGCGCCACAAGGCCACTGTGTGCGCCACCGAAGACACGGCGTTTGTCCATGAGATCACCGAAGAACTAAAGAAAAGCTTTCCTGAAGTCGGGCGTATTGTTGCCCAAGACGCATTTAATGGTTGGCCCCTTGGTCCGAACCAGATGTTTGCAGACGCAGCGGCCTCTTGCTATGCAGTCAACGAGCCTTGGATGTTTTGGGAGCCAGACTGTGTTGCGATGAAGTCTGGATGGGCGGATGATCTGGAGTCCGAATTCCGCAAAGAGCCCGCCATCCTTGGCCACCAATACGAAGGGGGAATGGCAACCAATGGTAAGAATATCTACAAGATGATTGTGGGGTCTGCCGTCTATCCTCCGAATTTTCTAGACCATTGCCCGTCAGCCCAAAGTCTTGGAAACTACAACTTAGCCTACCGTTCCGCTGGAACTATTCCTGAACCTTGGGATGTGAGATGCCGCTGGAACTTCTTGGCTATTGGTCGGGATTGTCCGCTCCTCCGCACCTACTGGAAGAGTGTGAACTACCAATGGAAAGACGAGAAGATTGTCTTCTTTGCCGAAGACCCAGAAGCCCAAGCCGTCCAAGGAGTTACCTGTCCAGACCGCTTCATCTCAAGCCAAGCTGTAGTCATCCATGGGTGCAAAGATGGGTCGCTCCACAAAATGGCTATTGCGGGATTTCCAATGCCGTCAGATTCCACGGGATTAGATATCCCATCGAATTCCATGGGATTGGAACAAAACATCAACAATGATGCACTAAGTCCTACGGTTTGTAACAAAACATCAGAAAAGAAATCGATACCCGTCAAAAAGCGACAGAAGACCACAAAGAAGAGGCGTAATCTTTCTCCCGAAGAACGCCAACGCCGCAGCGATGCCATGAAAGCAATTCTTGCAAGAAAGGCTGAACGAAAAGCCCAGTCCATTGTCTAAGTTTAGGCAATGCAAGAAAACCAAATCTTCGACCAATCGTCGGAAAGCGCCGTTCTTTCCTGTTTCCTCCACGCACAACTTGACGAGCAGCGCGAAATGCTCTCGACGCTCAGAGAGGATCACTTCCACCTTTACGAGCATAAGCTGATCTTCCAGTCGTTTCTTCGGGTGGTGGGTAAATCCATCCATGCCGATTACATTTCAATCAAAAGTGATCTGGATGCCAACAACCACATAGAGGACATCGGCGGAGACAAGGTATTGGCGGAGATTGCTTCCTACTGCCAAAACTCTTACAACTGGAGAAGGTATTTTCCGCAGCTTGAGGAAGCCCGCTATCGCCGTTCCCTTGAAATATTGGCTGGTGACATGGTTCACAAGGCCCGTGACCGCGAGCTAAAGCTGGAAGAACTCAAGAACTGGTCGGAGACCTCAGTCATGCGGGCCGACTACTTGATTGATGATAGCGAGAAACTTTCGGTCAAGACCGTGGTTGATCGGGCTCTGGACAACATCGAATCCACCATGAGGGGCGAACCCAAGATCGGCATACGAACGGGCTTGGTACCAGTGGATGATCTATTGATCTTTGGCATGAGGGGTGGAGATATGGCGGTTCTTGCTGCCAGACCCGCAGTCGGAAAAACCAGTGCCGCCATGCAGATTGCGGAGCATGTTGCCTTGGACGCTCAAAAGCGGGTGCTGATCTTCTCGCTTGAGATGACCAGCGTTAGTCTGATGGAACGGATGATTCGCTCTCGCGCCCGTGTGCGAGCAGCCGACATCTTGGCCCAGTCTATTACCAAGTATCAACGTGAAAGTCTGTCTAATGCCTACGCCGAAGTAAGAGACTCCCACATTCTGTGCGATGACACCTCTGGTAAATCTATCGGCTACATCAAGGCGGTGGCTCGCCGCGCCCACCAGAAGGAGCCGTTGGATCTTATCATTATCGACTACCTCCAGTTGCTGCGCGGAGACAGCAAACGAAGCAAGGACAACCGCGTTAACGAAGTCGAAGAGATTAGCGGGGGCATCAAGGAGCTTGCCAAGACCCTGCGTGTTCCAGTTTTGGTGCTGGCCCAGTTGAACCGCGATCCCGAAAAACGCGGAGGCAGGCCAAGTCTTTCAGATCTCAAGGGGTCTGGCGCTATTGAGCAGGATGCCGATATGGTGATGATCCTCCACTGCGACGAGGGAGATGCCAAGAACCACACCCAGCATCCCACCGTGGAGTTCATCGTAGCGAAACATCGTGAGGGGCCTACGGGCATAGCCCCCATGAGCTTCAACAAGGCAATTACTCGCTTTGAGATTTCTTCCAGCAGTAGTCGGGAAAGCTGAGATGGGCGTCTTGCTGGACATCCAGCGAAAGATGGACGCTCACAGAATTGAAACACCCGCAGACCCCGCAAGCCTTTAGCTGGCCGTCATAGCTGGTCTTTCGGGCTCCTGCAATAGCTGGAAGCATACCCGCAATTCCCTTGCACCCCCAACATCCAGAGGTGGAAATTTGATGTGGGCAGGCGGCACAGATCTTTGCGCGGCGTTCGGCCTCTTCTTGGTCAACCAATTGAAATTTAGATTGGGTGGCAAAGTTGTACATTGCCCGAACCCAGCGGACAATTTCTCCAAAGCCCAAGGTTTGCTTTGCCTGAGAGCATGGAACACAATTACCAGACCCTGCCAAACGCTCGCAAAGTGAGTTCTCTATCTGTGAAATGAGATCAGTTGGCGGCACCAAACCCCGAAGCATAATCAACTTCTCACAATTCTTAACCATATCAAACCAATCTCCTCCTCTGACAATCTCTCCAGTAATAGGACAAGTAACCCACCATCCCTGTGGAGGAACGTCCGTCTTGCGCTGATAGCAAAAACGCAAGCTACTCACTGACTACCAATTCGGCCTCGTAGGTGTTGTTTTCTGGAATCTTTAGGGATTCCAGTTTGGTGGCGATATTGATCTGAACCGCGTTTTGTTGGTTGTTCCCATCACTAAAGTTGATAGAGGCAGCTTCAGCTAATTGCTTGATATTCCGCATCATGCCAAGGGCCTCCATGCCATCTAGGTCTTGTGCGGCATCAGCGGCCTTAACCAAAACCTTGCCAGTAAGAAACTTAATCGACTTCTTCATGGTCTCAATAGAGGCCGTGATATCAGAGAGCAAGGTCGGAACATCGTCATTCTCCCAAGGGGCGGGATTTTGGTCATTGGCCAGTCTCTCGCGACACGCCACCCAGCGTTGAGTTTCCTTCCAAAGATTAATGGTAGACACACTGACCCCGATGTCTGAGGCAATGTCGGGAACGTTGCGCCCAGAGCAAAACATGGAGAAGGCTTTAACGCATTGCATCCGCTTCTCTTTGTCCATCGCTTCCATTTTCGGGGGGGCGGGAACTAACTGGCTGGGTTTCTCAACTTCCCAAGGATAGAGATTTTCCTGTTCGGGATTGGCTCGCCAGATCTCGGCATGTTTATCCCACTTCTCGCTATGGACAAAGCGGGATAGCTGTGGAGGAGAAGTAAAACCAAGCTCGGTCATAATTGCCTTGGTCCCTCTCTCAGCGACATAAAGCCTGAAGGCGTTCTGCTTTTTAATTCGGTTTTCTGGTAAGTCCCAGTCGATCTTGTTCTTGCGCTGTCCAGCCATTCCGATTAGTTTAGTAGAAATTTCTCAGATGGCAACAGAAGATCAGGGGATAGAAAAATACGGGAGGCTGTGGCTATCCAAAGATGGGCAGGCGATTACTCCACTGCGTATTGAAATGGATGCATTCCTTATGGGGTTGACCCCCGAAGAAGGAGGACTCGGCAAATCCCGCCACTACCGCAATATCGTCTCAGCCATCTGGCCCACCTTCCAATGGCATAAGTGGGCAGAGTTAGCCGCCCAAGCCTTCTGCGCTTCGGTCCACGAAGAAGACGAGGCTTCTGGCAACAAGTTTATGCGTAGCGTCACAGGACTGGCTGGGGGCACCGACTCAGGAAAGTCCTACGGCATGGCGGCATTTGCTCTGGTCAATTGGTTCTGCGATCCGATCAATACGATGTGCATTGTGGTGTCTACCAGTAAGATCGACGCCAAACAGCGTATCTGGGCCGCACTTGTCAAGATGTATCGCGAAGCCCGAAACCTAGGAATTGCATCAGGCCGACTCATCGAATCCATGGATATCATCAAGCTATCCGAAGAAGAAGGAGCCATCATCGATCCCAAAACGGGGGTAAGTGACGCCTCCTCCATCATGCTCCTTGCGGCTGGCGACGAATACAAAGATGACGCCCAGAAACGCCTTCAAGGTAAAAAGAATCGTCGTATCGTGTTGATTATAGACGAGTTACAAGATTGTTCGGCTTCCGTGATTAACGAGGCCATCTGGGGATTTAAAGGTGCCCAAGAGTTGTATGTGGTCGGAGCGGGCAACCCCGCATCCATATTCGACCCCCATGGGAAGTTTTGCGAGCCCATTAAGGGGTGGATGAGTGTTGACGAGGATGCTCCAAATTGGAAAATACGGGTAGCTGGTATTGAGGGGATCTGCATCCGCTTTGATTCGGAAAAGGACAACCCCAACCAACAGGCTTTTGAACAGGGCAAGGGACTTCGCTACCCATTCCTTCCCAAGCCCAATGATGTGGCCCTAGCCAAAAAAGAACTCGGAGAACTCAATCCCCAGTTCTGGCGTAAGTTTAGGGGCTTCTGGCCTCCCGCAGATGCTGATGACTCCACGATTGTTTCGGATATACTTCTGGCTAGACATGGGGCTCTGGATAAGCCCATCTGGGATGGAACCCCGAAAGATATAGCAGGAGTCGATCCAAGCTATACCGAAGGAGGGGACCGTTTTGTCTTCACCCATCTTAAATATGGAAAGTTAATCTCAGGCAAGTGGGCTATCGCCGTAGAAAAACAATATGTCCTCAACCGAAGGGCGGGATCTCAAGAGGACTTCCAATACGAGATGATCCAGCAAATTAGCGACCTGTCTATCAAGTTGGGAATCCCGAATCAATGGATAGGAGTGGACGCCTCGGCTGGTGGCATCTTCTGGTCTATTGGGGAACGGGAGCTACTAAAGGGGTGGCACGCGGTAAGTTTTGCTGGCGCGGCCTCGGATCTCCCTGTTAGCGCCCAATACGCCATGAGGAATGAAGTCACGGGAAAACCCCAAGTCGGCAAGGAATTGTTCCACAATATGGCTAGTGAACTCTGTTTTGCTGCCCGCTATTTCTTGGAATGTGAGCAGTTAAAGGGAATTACACCTGATCTGGCATGGGAGATGACTCAAAGGAAGTATGCCCGAAGAACTCGGAAAATCATCATTGAGTCCAAGACCGACATGAAAAAGCGCATTGGAAAGTCTCCCGACTTGTTTGATTCGTTTGCTGTCGGGCTATTCGTCGCCCGTAAGGTATTCGGAGCTATGGCTGGTAGTGAGGCAATAGAAGAAAAGAAACGGGTAAACAAAGAGACCTTCAAGAAGCTCAAACAAGCCTTGACTTTGCGAAGGCAATGGTAGACTCTACGCTGGATTTTTTCTATGGCGCAACTACCTATTGCTGAAGCTGACATTTGTGTGTTTCAAGGGGCTACATTTAGTCAGACCTTGTTCTGGGAAGTTGGAACCCCGCCAACTCCAGTAAACCTTACAGGATACACGGCCAAGTTGCAGGTAAGATCGTCCCACGACTCTAAAGCTGTTATTCTTGAATTATCAACGTCCAATGGAAGAATTACCCTTGGAACTGGCGAAAACTTCACCACTGGAGCCATCAATCTTTTTATCAGTGCTACAGATACGGCGCAATTAAGTGTTTGCGACAAGGCAAAACCAGTTTATGATTTAGAGATGACAAGCGGGTCTGTGGTTAGCCGCATTCTCCAAGGAAACGTTATTATAGCCCCAGAGGTCACAAAATGAGCAGCAGAATTTGCATTCCAACCCCAGCGTCTACTGTTATAGGAGTAGGCACAACCCCCGTTTCAACTCCGAATCAAAATGTATTCAGGGTTGAGCCAAGCGTTACGGCTTTGACTGGGGCGTCCAATTCTCTGGCGTCTCTTGTTACCACATCGGATCTTTATCCAATTAACATTTGCGTGTTTCTTCCTAGCCTCGCCGCTCCCGCCACCTATCAACTGGCAAACGGAACAGATGCTCAAAATGATCCATTTGTGATTCGGCCCAATGACTATAGCGGGGGAAATCAAAAAGTTTGGAAACAGAGGGCGTAAACCAATGAAATCTATTCTAACAGTTATCTTTTCGTTTTTGTTTATTGTTTCGGGATTTAGCCAAACCCGAAATGTTGTTGTCGGAACCAATGATGTCATTATTAGCCCGACCAACTTCTGGAATGCCAATGCCACCAATGCTAGGACAGGGTTGGGCCTTGGAACCGCCGCGACAAATCCCGCATCAGCATTTCAGCCAGCATCTACTGTATTAAGCAATCTTGCATCCAGCAATGGCGAATCGCTTACAAACATTGCGGTTTCCAATGTTGTCGGAGCTTTGGCTACCAATGGTAATGCCATTAATCTTACAAATTTTCCAGCCAGTTTATTGAGGACCAATGGCAATGGGTTTGGTTTGACCAATCTTAACGTATCAAACATCACTGGAACACTTTCATTGACTTCTGGCGGAACTGGGGCAACCAATGCATCTGATGCAAGAAACAATCTTGGACTTGGAACAGCGGCCACAAATCCCGCAACATCCTTTCAGCCTTCTTCTTCTGTTCTTAGCAATTTGGCCTCTGGTAATGGAATTAATCTTACAAATATACAGGCAACAAATATTGTTGGAACAATATCTGTTACAAACATTGTTGGTTCATCTTATTCAAACAATATACAAAATTTTGTCAGCGATGTGTCCAACGCCACAAATACGGTAACCAATTCAAGAAATGTTACTGTTTACAGTATTTTTCCAACAGTAAATACAATTACTAATACGGTCCAGTTGCCGACAAACAATGCCGTTGTTGGAGATCTTGCCAAAATTATCCATACTGGCCCGACCAATTCTCTTACAAGGATCAGAAAAATTGGCGAAATAACAAACCTTGTTACACTTAATCAAGCAAGCGAGTCCGTTGATTTTATTTACGATGGAACAAATTGGGCCATTCTCCCAAACAATTCACAAACTACTCCGATTTATTTTTCGGGAAATAACGCAACATCAAATGCGGCAATAAGCAGAATTAATCTCGGTCTTGGATGGTCTGCACTAACAAATAGCAATGCAGGAACTGGCCTTGTTTCCGTGGACTCCAATGGATTTGTGGTAAGCCCGACCAACTTCTGGCAATCGGCTCCCGTTGCTTCCAATTTGCTAACCGTTGTCCAGACATTTTCTCCGAATACCAATTCGACAAATGCCGCAACCAATGGACGAAATGTTTATGTCTATTCGTTGTCTACCAATGTTTCCACAATTACCAATACAATTACACTTCCCACCAATGCGGGAACACTAGCTGGTGACGTTATTACCGTAATCCATCAGGGATTAACTAATTCCACAACAGCAATTAGGAGGTTGGGTGAAACAAACAACCTCATCACAATCAATAATCTTGATGAGGCTGTTAGGTTTATTTACGAAAATGGAGCTTGGGCGTTTTATCACAACATTAGCTTTGTGGAGCCAATTCGATTCTCTGGTACCAACGCAGCAGCCAATGCGGCGGCAAGCAGAACGAATTTGGGTTTAGGTTTACCTGCACTTACCAACACCAACGTCACAAATTTCCGCACGGCGATTGGGCTTGGAGAACAAAATAATCCTCGTTTCGCCACCATTCGCATAGGAGATACTAACGTAAGCTTTGAAAGCGTCATTGAAGATGATGGTATTAATTTTTACTTTAATCGCGGCACAAATGATAGTGCGTCAGCGATTACAATTGGTTATTTGTCTAATAGCATTTTGAGTTTTTTGCCTTTGGAGTTTCAGTCTAATAGTCATGCATCAATTACCCGCACCAACCTCGGCCTCGGCGCAACATGGCTAACTAACACCAATGCCACAAACTTTCGCAATGACATTAACGCAGAACTTGCTTGGAAAACAACAGAATTATTTTTTACGAATTCCAATCAGACAAATACTGTTATCAATCTAGGAGACAAGATGTTTGTAAATACATATATCACTTCGTCTAATAGTACGAACTTGACTCTTCTTCTTCCATATAGTGGCAATGATTCTGTTGGAAAAGTATTAAGACTTACTGTAGGTACATATTTAAGTGTGGGTTCTACTGATGACTTGAAGATAAAAAGAGTTAATATGGGTCTTACAAATACTATAAGTACCATAACAAATATAAACTCAACAAACCCGTTTATAACATTGTATTATAGAGTTGGCGATTCTGGTTGGGAAGGGTTTATTCCAGAAGTCATCTACGACAATGGAGGGACAATGAGTATTAATTCAAACTCGTCCCCGACTGTTTCTGGAATTACAGTAAACGGAACATTAAATGGTATGAAAACAAACATAGGGCCATTTGAAGGAATTGGAAATTTCTTTGCTTCAAATAACACAACTCTAAGCAATGAAACATTGTTTCGTGTTGGATTAGCGGAGGCCACTAATCGTTCTGCTCAGTTTGGATTTCGCGTTGCCAGAACCAACAATGGCGGAGAAGGATTGGCTGTATTTTCCGTTTATGGTTACAACGCCCTTATGATGATTGGGCCTTCCGACAGATCCCGAAGCAATAGCTTAACCAATACCAACGCGGCTATTGAGGCCGACATCTACAGCATAAGTGAAACAAATAAGGTTGCCACTCTTATCGACACCAACACTGGAGCATTTACCCTCCATCGCCCAATTGGATTTAGAACTAATGAAACCAATGCATCTCCGACAAACGCTGGAAACTTTGGCAGCCATGCGGCTTGGCTGAAAATCAATATTGGTACGAACACTTTTTACGTTCCCGTTTATCAATGACCAACTACTGGAGACTTGAGAGAGATATTGAAATCGTCCAAGGGAAGACATGGACGGCGAAGTTTCGTTATCTGACAAAGTCCTGCAAAGGCAAGAGCAATGTCCCAGTCAATCTTTCGGGCTACGGGGCCTCCATGGTCATTCGGGAATGCGCCAAGGATAGTGCCAGTTTGCTCACATTGACCGCAGGAAACGGTATTACGTTAGGATCGGACGGAACTATTGAAATAGTAATGACGGCCACTCAGGCGTCAAATCTGACGGCGGGAGACAATGTCTACGAAATCGAACTAAGCCAAGGCTACACCTACATCGCATTTGCTACAGGTAAGGCCAAGGTCTACGAGGAGATTGCCCGAAGCTAATGGCCCAAGAAGTCATAGAGATTACGGAGAGGGAAGTCGAAATTGTTGAGGTTTTTAACCAAGAAAACGAAACGATTGAAATTATAGAGACTGGGCCTCAAGGGCCGACTGGCCCGCAGCCCGATATCAACTACACCGTAGTCTCGTCAGTCCGAACCCTAGAGGCGGCAGACCTAATCGCGGCAGACACCTCTGGAGGGGCATTTACCATTACGCTCCCGCTCAATCCTAGTAATGGCGATGCGGTAGACATCTTTGACTTCTCCGAAACTTTCGACACCAATCCTCTTACGATTGCCCGCAACGGATCTCGGATTGAAAGTTTGGAAGAGAATCTGGTCTGCAACGTCGAGGGGGCATATTTTACTCTGATCTACACAGGATCTGCCCGTGGATGGCAGGTATTGCCAAGATACGCAACTGGAGAGTTTTCACTTACAACTCAAGGCGACATGCTCTATCGTGGCGCATCGTCCAACACAAGGCTCCCCATCGGAACCACGGGACAGGTTCTCAAGGTAAATAGCGGAGCAACAGCACCCGAATGGGGGACTATTTCGACTGCCCCCAGCGGCCCCGCAGGAGGAGATCTCACGGGAACCTATCCAAACCCCACCCTAACCACTTCAGGCGCAAGCGCGGGGACTTATACGAAAGTAACGGTAGACACCAAGGGAAGGGTCACCACTGGAACATCTGCGACCAAGTCTGATGTCGGGCTTTCCAATGTGGATAACACAAGTGATGCCTCAAAGCCAATTTCCACAGCCACCCAGACGGTACTAGACCTTAAAGCCAATCTTGAATCCCCCGCCCTCACGGGAACCCCGACAGCACCTACTGCTGCTGCTGGAACTGATACCACACAGATTGCCACCACGGCATTTACACTGGCAAATCGCGGAGACCGATACCTAACAACCAGCACATCATCCCATTCTCTTACTACTGGTTCCAAGACATTTACTGTACAGTCGGGACTTAGCTACACTCCAACACAGGACGTTACCATTGTATACGATGCAGCACGACACATGCACGGTATTGTTACTAGCTATTCTGGAACGACATTGGTAGTCAACGTCGAGACCGTAGACGGGAGTGGCGGGCCATTCACAGCTTGGACAATCAATGTGGGCGGGCTTCTTACGGCGCAAGGTGCGCTTTTAGAGGTCAACAATCTCAGTGATGTCGCCAACCCCGCAACCGCACTAACTAATATCGGAGGTGTGCCGACAAGCCGATCTATCAGCGCGGGAACAGGGCTTACAGGTGGAGGAGATCTTACAGCTAATAGAACTCTCACGGTTAGCTACGGATCTACGGCAGGAACAGCTTGCGAGGGGAATGATGCAAGATTGAGTGACGCAAGAACGCCGCTTTCCCATGTTCATGCCGCTTCAGATGTAACCTCTGGCACCTTCGACAACGCCCGTGTGAATTTTGCGGCACCAGCGGCAATCGGTTCTACCACTCCCGCCGCAGGCTCTTTCACAAATCTAACCGCATCGGCGGAACTGCAACTTCCGACCAACGCCCCCGCATCGCCTAGTGCGGGCGACATCTACCGTGTTTCGGATACGCTTCGCTACAGGGATTCCACAAACACCGAAAAATCCCTTGCCCCTTCCAGCGAAGTCTTCGACTTCTACTACGCCACAGCCCCGTCTGGAGCCACAGGCGGCTCTGGCTCCGCATGGGTCTGGAACATTCCGTCATGGTCTACGATGCAAGTCATCACAATGATCGGCGCGGGTGGTGGCGGAGGGGGTGGGCGAATTGGCGCGTCTGGCACTGTTTGCGGCGGCGGTGGAGGAGGCGGTTCTGGTGCGTATGGCACGTTCATAACACGGATAACGGGCGGAGATCAGATTGAAGTTCTCGTCGGCGCGGGGGGTGCAGGAGCAGCCGCCCGTGGCCCTGCTATCGGCAATGGATTCACTGGGACGGCAGGCGGTAATACTTCTGTTCGCTGGGTTACGCCAAACATTACGCTGCGCCACGGGTCTGCTTTTGGGGCAGGAGGCGCTGGCGGGGGCGGGCAAAATGGCATTCTTGGCTCCAATGGAACGGCAGGAGCGGTAGGAACAGGAGCCAACATTTTAGGGACTGCGGGCGGCGGCGGCACGGGTGTTGGGGGGAGCCTGACAGGCAACGCTGGTGGCGGCGCAAACAATAACTCAACGCAAGGCGGACGCGCAGGCGGCTCCATCGACGCAACGCCAACGGCATTTAATGGCGGACAACTGTCGGGCAGTTCTTTTACAGACATTCGTGAATCTTTTCTTCTGCCCGACCTCTCGCCAAAAATCGGCACAGGCGCAAAGGGCGGCAACGCCTCAATAACTGCTAACGCACAAGCGGGAGACAACGCTGGCGGGCTTGGCGGCGGTGGTGGCGGTGGCGGTGCTGCGCTTTCTGGATTTTTAGGTGGCGCTGGCGGCAACGGCGGCAATGGCTTTGTCCGCATACATTGTTTTTGATATGAATTCACTCGCCATCATCCGCGAATCAGACGGCAAGGTTGTGACCTTTGTTCGCCCCGACCAGCCGCAGGGGTGGAAGCCGCCCGCAGGCACCCGCGCAGTAGCAGAATCTGATCTGCTTTCCGATTGGCAGATGGCAGAGCCTCAACCGCAGGGCGATCCGATCACCGCCGAAGAAGCGGTGGCGGCTTACTTTTCTCCTTATCAGATCCAAGCATTGGCGCGACTTGAAATGGCGCTACTCCAAGCGGGCAAACCCCTCGGCCCGCAGATGCTCGCCGCGAAGACATGGCTTGAAGGTGTCATGTTGGCATGGGCGCTCAATCCCTTGGCCGCACCAGCGGAGTCTTTCGGCCAGCCGCAGGCGACATTTGCGGAGGCGAGTGGGGAGGCTGTTGCCGACCTCGCCAGCCCGAACCCCGAAACATAATGGTAGCCCCAAACCCCGAAACATAATACAATACATATTTCATGGCCTTTCTTTCTTCATTCTATCCCCAGCCAGTAGTGGCAGGAACAACCGCAGGAACCTATGCTGAAGGTGACGATGCTGCCTTCAAGGTGGGGTCGGATGACATTGAGATCACCAATGCGGCCAAGGGGATTATCTTGCGGGATTCTAACGGAGTCCGCCGCCGACTCAGAGTGGACACAGACGGAACCCCGCTAACAGAGGTATTACCATGATGAAGAAACTAGCACTTACACTTTTATTCGGGATTCTGGGAGTCGGGGTCTACGGCCAGACGATCAAGACGCTTGGCTACAATACGACTAATGGACAGGTGGTTTATGCGGGGACGAACAAGTTAACATTCACTAACGCCGTTAGCCTCCACACTGGCAACTATTCAGACGGCGGCACAGGAACGACCGTAGATCTGGCTCGCGCTCTTTGGGATGTGGCTAATGATGATTGGGCGCTAAATTGCACCGACAACGAATTTCAATTCAACGGAACCAATCGCCGCGACAATTTCCGCATCGCCCTCGGCCTCGGCTGGAGCGCATTGACCAACAGCAACGCCGCAACATCGTTGCTCGGCTTCACAACCAACGGCCAAGTAGTCGACAATACAGGAACGAATGTGCTGCGTTTTGAATTAGGCAATGGAGTTATAATTGGCGGAGATAACGGAACGAAACTTACGGTAAACAGCGAAAGTCTTTCGTTTTATTCTCAGCCTCAAGATGTTACTGTGCTACATATTCCAGCAGATGACACCGTGCAATTAAACGGGGGCTATTGGAACGACCCCTCAGTCCGCGCATCTCTTGGCTTCTCCACCAACCTCAATACGTTCTGGACCGCGACAAACTCCAGCAATGCGCGGAGCGCGGTGGGGCTTGGCTGGTCCGCTCTAACCAATAGTAATGCAGCCACCTCGCTCTTGGGCGTGGCCACCAACGGCAACGTGGTTTATGCGGGCACTAATAACCTAACTTTTACCAACACCGTTTTTTTCGGAAACGATACCTCAATCAATACGTCATCAGGGATTAATTACGGAAGCAGCGAAGTAATAAATCTTGAAGAAAGAACGCTGGTAGGAGATTGGACGATCGCGGGGGGGCTAGTTTTTTTCAACGCCACTAACGCCGCCACCGCCCGCACCAACCTTGGTCTCGGCAACGGCATCACCACCAACCGCACCTTCGTCTCCTACGATGGAACCAATTACACCACGAATTCCGTGACCATATCCAACGGGATCATAACTGGCTGGACACAATAGCTTTGACTTAAATCCCGAAACAAACTAACCTATTTATTCCTAATGGCTTCTAACGGCAACGCAGAACTGGAGAATCTAAACGAGGCGGGATCTCCTCCTAAAAAGCGGATCAAATCCTCCGACAATCTTATCTCCATTGCAAATAAGTATATCGAACAGGACGAGGATGCGGCGTATCTTCGGGCGCGGGCGCAAGCTCTAGTCAATGGCGAAGCACCCTATGACGCCGAAGAGCTTAAATCCAAGGGGCTTACCCATGTAGTTAATGCTAACTTCGGAGAAGCCAACTCCATCATGGAGGCTGCTCTAGCCCCCTATATCGAACTCCAGAACGGGGTGCCCCGCATTGCCAACGTCATCATGGACTCCTACGAGGGAGACTCCAACGAGGACTCTGAGATCATCTCTGAGGAGTTTGACTGGATGCTCAAGGAGTGGAATGACCATGCCTACAACATGCAACTTCTCTCTCGCGAGTTTGTCGGAGACGGAGTGGGAGTAGCCATGTGGCCCGACGAACGCTCCATCTTCTGGGAGCCTTGTGGACTCAAGGACTTCAAGGTAGCCCGCGATACCAAGGTATCAGATGAAGCTATTGAAGTAGCTATCGTCCAACGCTCCATGAGCGTGAGTGAACTTTACAACTACATCCGCAATCCCAAAGCGGCCAAAGCCCTTGGCTGGAACCTCAACGCGGTCAAACAAGCCATCTGGAAGGCATCAACCAAGCGGGATCAGTGGAAGA